CCTCTTGAGGAGTCCCGTCTTAGCTGCCACTTAGGCTTTAAGTCGCCTTTAGAAAGCGACAGCTTTTGATGGCTTTCGCCATCACCGTCTCATGATTGCTCCCACTGAAGGGCATGATTGGGATTTAGGAGTCAGTATGAAACCTTATGATCTTACAAGATCGCGTGTCCGAACGATTACGTACTTCGAGCCGAATTCCCAGGGTGGAAACACCTCGGTTACTCTGCAGTCTGTACCCGGTCGTAGAGATCGCCTAGTCTGTCCTGTTTCTAATCCTGGTGACAGGAAGAACCCGACGAACTGGGATTTTACTAAGGAAGAAACTGATTACGGCGACGCGAGTCTTACCTCTCGCTCGGCCAACGGGACCTCTTCGGTCATCGTCGGTCCGGGCGCTAGTTCGGCTCTCTCCGTCGTCAACCGACCCTCTTCTGAAATGTCTTCTGTCTATAACGAAGCTGTATCACGTTTGTATGATCAGCTTCGCGGACAGCTCGACCTTTCTATTGATGCGTTTCAAAGCCGTCAGGCCAAGAAAATGATCAAAGAAGTTGGTAAGCTTCTTAAGTTTTGGAGGTCGTTTAAACCCTCCGAACTTTCGAATCGGTGGCTTGAGTATCAGTATGGCTGGAAGCCTCTCGTTTCTACTATCCACGATCTTGCCTCTGAGGCTGTGACGCCGCCTAAAAGCGGTATCATGACTCTAAAGGCTCGAGCGAAGTCGTTGAAACGTACTGAATCTCTCGTTCCTTATAACCTAGGTGCTCCTGGGACTTCGTACTACGGTCGCAGCAAATCTTCTGGCACGCTCTCTGAACGTGTCGAAGTTGGCTGCACCATTAACTTAGCCCCATCTGCTCTCACGCAACTAGCTCGGATTTCATCTCTGAACCCGGCTTCGATTGCTTGGGAGCTGCTTCCTTATTCGTTCGTTATCGATTGGGTAATCGATATTGGCGGATATCTTCGCAGTGCCGAATCAGCAATGGTTTACTCTTCGATGATTCAGGGGAGTTACGTTTCCCGCGGTATTATGTGGGATGAGAAGAATGACTGGGGTTACGGTCATCGTACGTCGACAAATTCGACGTCCGATTCGACCGGTCACTCCGGCTTTATCTTCAAATCCTTCAATCGTACCGGCGGAGGCGTCCCTTTCCCTGATGTTCCTCGAGTGAATGCTTCCCTTGGAAGCTCCAGATTGCTTTCAGCAGCAGCGTTAATGCATCAGCACATAAAACGCTGATTCATTACGCTTCTTGCACCTCTTGGTGCGCATCTTGTTTTGGGCCTTCAAATGTCCGCTGTTGCCAACATTGTTCTGGCTGATGCACAGGCGACCCCTGTCAACCACACGTTCATCCCCCTGGGTCCCGACACCAATGGTGTCTGGTGGTTCGAGGATCAATCTGCGACCTCCCCGATCGGTTACAACCGCATTTCCATGCAGTTGACCCGACCGGGGAATCCGGCCGCAGGTGACGACTCGTCCAAACGTGTTCTCCGTGTCAAGATCGGGGTTCACACCCCGACCTTGGAAGTGGTGTCGAATTCGACGGTGTCGGGTATCATCCCGGCTCCGACGGTCTCCTACATCACTCGCCTGACCTGCGAGTACATTCTCCCGGAACGTTCGACGGTGCAAAACCGAAAGGACATCCGGAAGTACACGCAGTTCCTCATGGCTGACCCGCAAGTGGTCGCCATGGTGGAACAGTTGCAAGCCGTTTACTGATCATGGATCCTCTCATCGAGGTCCTAGACCAGCTTGTCGCTATGGTTCGACGTTTCGTCGAGTTCATTGCGGCCGTCTTCAACTGATTTGTCAGGAGCTTTTCTATGCAAAATCGTTCTCACGATATAAGCGAGGTCTTCTTCGCTTTTTGCAAGACGGTGAACACGCCTTTCTCGTTGAGCTGTTATCTGCGTTTCAAGTACTCTCAAGAGAGTCTCTTGGAACTAGATATCAACCCGACGGATTACAGTGATCCCGACGCTTTCCTGGCCGATTACCAGTGTTTGTCCTTTTTACGTAAGTTCAAAGGACTCTCTACTGGCATCGATCTGGAATCCGTCGCTCTCGACTCATTCGCACGAGCCGAAAGTAACTGTCTTAATCAAAATCGTAAATTCCGTATGCGACGCCAACAGCCTTTTACAGCTGACGTTGAAGCATTGATTTTCACAATGCGACGTAAAATAGCGTTGCTCCTCGGAGCTTTCGATATGAATAAGGTCACGAAACACTGTGGGTGGAGTCCGGGCGCCACATACGAGTTTACTCGTCGTTGTGCCCAGATTGACAAAAAGATCTGCGAACTCCCTATAACTGTTACTCGTAAGAGTCTCAGGTATTTGAAATCCGAGATCGAGTCCGACCTTCATTGGTCTGATGCGATTCTCGGTCTGATGCCAGAAGGACCTTACAGTCTTCTGAAGTCGACCTTTCAAGAGGTTGATGGATGCAGGATTGTGACAGTACCCAAATCCGCGAAAACAGATCGAACGATTGCTATCGAGCCTCGGGGGAACATGTTCCTCCAAAAGGGCGTCGGTGGTTTTCTTCGATCCCGTCTTTCGCGCGTCGGAGTGGATCTTGACGATCAAGGAGTTAACCAACGACTGGCACAAGAGGCCTATCGTCAGGGACTCGCGACCTTAGATCTTAAGGCTGCATCTGACTCTGTTAGCAGGGAACTCATTTATGAGCTCCTTCCTCTTGAGTGGGCGTCTTACTTAGACGACCTCCGTTCGAAGTTTGGCTTCTTGCCGAACGGCGACCGGATCGAATTTGAGAAGTTCTCTTCTATGGGGAACGGATTCACATTCGAACTCGAATCTTTGGTTTTCTGGGCAGCTCTTTCGAGCTGCTCAGAGGTCGACAAAGGTTCTGAGGGCACAATCGCGGTCTACGGTGACGATTTGATCTGTGACGCCTCTACGGCGCCACTTGTCATCCATCTTCTCTCTGAGCTCGGATTCGAGATTAACTCTGAAAAGAGCTTCGTCTCGGGTCCGTTCTACGAGAGTTGTGGTCGTCACTACTTCAAATCCATTGAAGTTACGCCGCTATTCCAAAAAGAAGTTGTCGATTCTGTACCCGAGTGGATCCGATTTCTCAATCGTATCTATCGCAAGTACAAATCCTCATACGGCGTCTCACGACGGGCGTACTACAACTCGTGGTCACAATCTCGTCGAGAATGTCCGATTCCTGTCCATCTATTCTTCATTCCTTATGGGACTGAAGGCGACGATGGATTCGTTTTGGACTATCTTGATTTCGATTGGTCGACCCCGTACGATAGGAACCGCGGTTTCCGCTGTCCTGTCGTATCTCAGAAGGTTCGCAGGCTTCCTGCTAACCCTCGTGCGCTGCTAGCCTGGTCCTTAAGAAGAGGAGTCGTGACTTCCTCGCCTTTCGGCGATGACGTTACTCTTCCACCTCTAAAGGGTAAAGGCTCTGTACGCGTTGGACGCGCGTACAGGTGGGTAAACCCACAACGGGAGTTCTTGCAAGAATAACTTGCAAGTTGGAGAGGACGTTCTTCGTCCTTATAAAGTAGGTGAA